CTGCACCTTGTTTTGCACCGGCAATGGCATACTCACCAAATGTCTTACCATGTCCCAGTGTACACCATGCGTGTAGACGCTGATCTGTTTCGTCTGTCTTTTGTCGATCAATAACTTTGCTGGCTAACTTACAACATTCTCTAAATGCACTTTTCCAAGTATTAAACGGATCAGTGTTAAATGAGTTGACGTTGCTAATCTCGTCCATCTTTTTAAACTTTGTACTGATACTGGTTGTCATATCAGGTTTACTAGTATCCATGTGTTCAGTTAACAGTCTAGGAAATAACTTAACACCGCCATTGCCATAGACTAGATCATTTATTGGATTCTGACTACGCCATACATGCACGTAGTCTAGGTCTTTAGTCTTGTAACTAAAATCAAAACTGTTTAAAATGTGTGCGTCGCCGTCTACTATCCATATCATATCAGTATAACACTTCTTGGCTGCGGTAATATGAGCTTGATGAATGCCTTTTACCCCATGCACACGTTTAGCAAACGGAAAACGACTGACTAGTCGTTGCCAGTTTTCAGTTGCATTGAATTCATTATAACTGATAAACACAATGTCGTACATTATTTCTCCACAGTGGATGTGTTTTTCATTCTCGGAGGATTGGTGTATAAACTCTTAAACAGTTTACTTTGATCTGCACTATACGGTTCACCCATTGTTAGCCCTAGTTCAAACTTTAAACTTTCGCCTAGGCTAGATGTTTCAATATCAACTAGTTTGTCTGTAACTTTAGATGCTTGTTCTTCCCAAAAGTTGTTGAGCCATTTGAAATCACGAACATTAATATAGTCCCAATCAGTGCAGTTGGTCATGAAGCAACCTTGTCTTGCTCCGTAGATTGCCCACATACCATTCTTAACGTCTAATCCCACATGCATCCAAACCATGAGACGTTGAAAGTTTTTCCAATGTACTTGTTTAGTGAACTGTGCAGGGTCTGCTTTACTACCTTCAAGCAATCCCATCTTCATGCATGTTGAGCACTGGCATTGTTATGCACATCACTCATACATTGTTCCATCTGGATGTAGTTGATGTCCCAACAGAAGTCAACTTGTGTCTTTGCATTATCTGATTCGGCTGCTTCGTGTGTCTTCATGTCTAATACTAGCTGTGTAGGCCAGCATTTGATTCCACCATTGCCATAGATCAAACCGTTGATAGTGTTTTGTGCGCCCCAACTGATAACACTTTTACTAAGATCAACGTTGTCTTTAAACTCTATCTCTTGTTTTAGAAAATCAGGGCGTACAGTATTGTCGCCGTCTATAACAATAAGACGCTCAGTCTCGCTCAGTCTCGCGCATGCCTTGTGTGCTGCATCACTTCCTTCAACTCCATGGACACGTTTTGCCCAAGGCACTTTAGTTAGCAGATCAGCGTAGTTTTTTTCTGCGTTAGGCTCATCATAACTTAGATATACTAAATCGCAATCGGTTACTTTAAATTTTTGACTCATTTTTATCCTTTACTCCGTATGATTTAAAAATATTAGGTATAACTACCAAACAGAAATCGTTTAAGTTCTCTTCAATAGTATAGGCAAATCCAAACTGTAACTTACCGTCTACAACATTGTCATTGATATCCACCAGCTGTATGCTACCATGCAAATAATGCGGATCATCTTGCTTACAGATATAAAATGTAATGTTGTCAATAACAGTTAGCTTGTCAAGTATGTCATCTCTAAAATACATAGTCCACCCATCAATGGACGGATTGTGTTCTAGTGTTACTTCGTTATCAAAGTTAGCAGTCCTAGGGATTACATACGGAACATTGTTCTTGATTTGAACTTCTTCTTCTATTTCCTCAACTACTCCTTTGGCTAAGTTAAAGAAATATTCTATATTATACTTAGACAAATTTTGTTGGTCACTATATAAATCTATCACCGACTCAATGTCCATTTCAAAACTACGAGCAGTGGGATCAAGTTGATTAACAATGCGGGTAACAGTACCATCATCAGTATACTCAACATACAGTTTACTAACAATACCGTTCATTTTGAATCCTTCATCAAATAAGCCAACATAGTGTCAGTGAGAAATTCATCTTCTACATAATGAAATAGCCCTTGCTGCAACACATTTCCCACTTTGAGATGTCCATCTTTAGTGTAGTAGCTACTCAATACATCAGTCCATTTGGGCGGAACTGTCTTCCAACCTTGTATAGCAGGTTTCATATGAGTAAAACTAGGGCATGTTGCACCCGGGATAACTGATTCTTCTGCTAGTTTACAGAAAGGTATTCACTGCCAGGCAGTGAATACCTTTCTGTAATGATCGCTTGTTATTATATTTTTTCTATAGTCAGTTACTGCGGATGTAAATGCTAAGTCCTTGCCTTCAAAATATTGCCACCAATGGTCATTAGTATTCAACAATAACATGTCAGTGTCATATACAATATTTTCTTTAAAGGGACTAACATGGATGATTTTCCATCTATTCTCAATCTTCCATGTAGAGTCTGATGCAGAATCTCCCCACGGTATGGGGTTAATATAATCAAATGCATGTCGATACAGCGGAGGTACAGGATCATTTGTTATTAGGCAAGTTGCATTGTGCTTGTTATACTTTTTAATAGTTAATGCCAATGCACATGCCTGACGAACATAGTCTACACTGGAGTTTTGTGCTAAAAATACGTGACCTTTAGACATTGATACACCTCATAAGACTCATTTTATTCATAACGTGTACGTCTATGCCTGTTGTTACTAACGGAATATAGCTACTGAGATTATCTTTTCGTTGCACTAGGAACTTCATCTTATCCGAGTTCATGTCTAACAGTAAGTCTTGACCCATCGTATAAAACATTTTGCCGGGCATGTGCCCTGCAAAGCTGTCTGCGGCCATGCCATTCATCATATGAAGTGCTATACTAAATGCTAAATCATTTCTAAACGTAGTGCTGTGTATTTGATACAGTGCTTTATAATAAGTCCAGTTTGATTTGATATTATCAACAATAGTAAAGAAACTTTCTGTCACTACTGTTTTTCTAAAAAAGAATACAGTTGCCCAGTAAAACGGAATAGAAAAATCACTAACATGGTTAAACTCCGCAGCATCTCGCCACGGTGCAAGATCAAATGATTTTTGATATATTAAAAAATCTCTAGGTTGATTCCAGCAATAGCTTAGTGTCTTAGAGTTTAATATGTAATCAACGTCAATGACTAGTGTTTCATCATAAGGGCTGAGATTAAAACATTGTACCCTAGAGGAGTTTTTCCAATGTAACTTTTTACTTTCAGTGCCATCGTAAAAATATTTTGCACTGAGAGTATTATCGTGAACTGGTATAACTTGATCAAATACATAATGATCAGCTACAGGGTCATTGGTTACTACGCTAACGGGAACTCTTAGATACTGTTTAACTTTAGTAGCGGCAAGATTAGCGATAGCAACATAATCAACTTCTTGATTATTTTGTGCAAATAACAATACACCTCGAGTCATACTATCATTAGACTTTCAACAGTTCTGCTTTGTCGCAGTTGAGAATACCTAGTCCAATACTCGTTAGTTGCACTGTAGTAAACGGACAGTATAGTATCTAAAAAATCTGCGATGTTCTCAATCTCAACCGGCGAGTTATTTTCATCAACTAGCACAGCTCTTGTATCTTTTGCTAAATCAACTAGTGTTTTAACAAAACTGATTCGATTTTCAGTTGCATGAAACACACCGCCGTTATGATAAAATATAATGTTTTGAAAATATTCTTCTTTTAATACTTGTTTTTGACTGGCCAATGTTTCCATATAGTTGGCTATTTCAAATGCCTTTTGGAGCTGTTTATCCATAAGAATCCCCGGGTTAATAGTTCATTATACTATTTTATCCCAGGGATGTCAACCAGTTAGGTTGTATTGGTTTAGGCGATAGCTGTTGCTGTTGCTGTTGGTGCAGGCACATCAACGTTTGCAGTATTTGGTCGTCTTACAAAAAGATTACTGTTAATACTGCCGGTTACTGATTCGTCTACACGGTTAACGAATGCATCGCCTGGTGTTGTATCGTCACCAATGTCATTATCTTGCCATGTAATAGTAAAAGTCAACGTACTTGCAGTAGGTCGACTTACTGATACTAAGTACCTGTTTTCTGCATAAACACTAACGCTAGATGACTGCGACAACACAGTAGTTCCAGCTGCACCGATTGTTAAACTGTGAAATCCTGTACCTGAGCTGATTGTTCCGCCTGCGTTAACAGAGCCGGATACCAACGAAGTTGATGTTCCGGCAAAGTTTAACGTGTTAAAACCAGTTAACATATTTGTCCAGTCAGTGTCTTTGGTAGTTGCGGCGGTGCCTGAGCGTGATGAAGTAATGTAAACACTGCCGCCGGCATTAAAGAAACAACGAGCATGATCAGCTGCTGAAACTGTTAGACTGCCTTGAGTATAACCGGCAAATGTAAGTGTAAAACTGTGACTAAGACTTTGTGCTTGACTTGCTCCGCCCCATGTCCCTGCACGACTAATTGGATTAGTAATGCCGCTTGGAGCAGTAGCAGCACTTAACTGGCCTGTGTTTGCCAATGCTTTATCTGCAGAAGTACCAGTTGAAAACTGATTGTACTGATCTCGAATATCTTCACTAATAGTTGTACTTGAAGTAACTACCTGTAGTGTTTGAAATGGTGATCCTCTGTTAGCTGATACACTGGCGGGGCCGTCGACTACTGCTACGTTTGTTTGGTGCTGTCTAGCTTTAGACATATCACTACGTATGTTAGTCCATTGTGTTGTGCTAATGACTGATCCGGCAGCAACTGGGCTACTAGCTACTGCTTGACCGTATCCTGTTTGACCGCTTCCTAATCCCATAACTGATGATACAGTAGATTGGATGTTGTTAAAATCCGTTGCGGTTGCTCTGGTTCCTCTTCCTGCCATTTTATTATTCCTTACAGTATGATAGCTTCAATTAACTTAATGCCATCTTCATCGCTATTTTCAAGCGCAATGGCAAAAGTATCAGGGAAGTTCCCTGCTTTGATTGCGAGATTTTTTAATACTACGTGTGCTACGCCTGCACATCCTGTGCCGGCTGCTACTAGCTTGTCGCCTTTTCTAACTGGTCCAATAACTTTAATGGGAACGCGACCTTTTAGAGCAATATAAGTACCACCTACTAAACCTGCATTCATCATGTAAGCTGGGCTTCCAGACACAGCACCAAATGCTCTGTCTCCTAGATTACAAGCAGTTACTTCTGCTTCGCCGCCTACACAGACTACTGTGCCTATTTCGTATTCATCATCAGCTAGATATTTTTCTGCTAAGTCAGCAAATAAAGCTGCTGTGGCTGTTCCTTTAAAGATTGTAGCGCACAAGTCGCCGTCAATAGTTCTAACAGCAATAGTATTAGGGGTGCCGCTGTCGGGTGTATCAACGCTTGCAGTTCTATATACGCCTGCGCCAACTTGTAAACTATTAGCTTGTGATGCAGTAGTTGCAGTAGTTGCAGACGTTGCATTGCCTAAGAATGAAGATGCTGTTAAGTTGCCGCTGCCATCTCGTGCTGCAATAGTGTTTGGGGCTGCTGTTGTTTTTGCAGATTTGTAACCACTAGCATCATCAGTTGCTGTGTCATCTATTTTAAGTCTGTCAGTTTTGCTTGCAGTTCCGTATAGGTTAGCTGCATGAATGTCTTTAAACGGTACTAGTGTAGTTCCTAGGTCAGTTGTATTTGCTAACCCCGGTAAAATATTTTGATTAACCAACACCATTGGAGTATTAGTTAATGTTTTAAATTTAAGTGTGCCAGTTAATGTTGTACCAATGATTGGTGTTGATCCGTCTGTATCAATCTTTACTTCTAAATCGTTGTCGTCACCTAGTGTGTAGCCAACATCAGCAAATCTAACAATGGAGTCAAACTCAATGCCGCCGGGTCCAACTTGTACAAACTGATCGGAACCAAGCCCGTTCAACTTCATTGCATTAGTAGCTGTACCCCAGAATGCACGTCCTGGATTTAACGGGTCTAAAGGATCACCGTCTGTAATGCCGTCTGAGTTGTCACTGTTTACCAGTGTAACACCTTGTGTAATATATCCAAAACCAGGTATTGCGCTGGCAACGCTTAGTGTAAAGCTGTCTGACGAAATAATAAACATAACTTCGCCGTCAACAAATGCTTGGATAATAGCGTGTGTTGCGCCTGTTGCATCAGTAACAGTGCGCGATTTCATTTCAGTTGTGCCTAATCCAGCAACACCCTGCGGTCCTACTAAAATATAAGTAGATCCATCGTAGATATAAACTTGTTTATTGGTAGTGTCATACCAAAAATCGCCAATGGCTAGTCCGGCTGGTACTGTGGAACTAACTTCGGCGCCGCCTGTAGTTTTCCAACGAGCTTCATAAAATTTCAGTTTGCGTACAGAAGTATCGTACCAAATCTGGCCGGAAATGGGCCTTGGAGGAGAGTTATTTCCCGCAAAGTTTTCCAACATGTGAAGAAAGTTTTCGTTCTGAACTTCGCCATATCCAGCGTAGTTTTTGCCGATTAACTTAATATCCAGAGTACTGTCGATAGTACCATCTTCTACTACCGCAATAGTTGTTCCGTTATATTTGTCTATGCTATACGCCATTCTAGTTGACCCTTAAATCTAATAGTATTTATGCTCTGAGTATTCTTACCACAGATTGTTCCAGACTGTACCGTCAAACACTTGAGCAATATTTAGATCCGTATTATATATTACTTCACCAGCTTGTATGCTTGATAGTGTGGCTATTTGAGCTGCACTATAGCTTGGAAGTTTGAATCTTGGTACAGAGTTACTAGTGTCTGTACCAACGTTTTGCCAAACGCTAAGTACAGAATTGTAATATTGTACAATATTTAAATCAGTGTTGTAGATAAGTCCCCTGTATGCTAACGTATCTCTTGTAGAAGAATCATACCCCTTCAGCAAAACTGGAACATTCATTTCAATATTTCTAGCGGCAAAAAAACCTAACTCTAGCGGAGATGACACACTAAGACCGGTCACGTTGCCGGTTAAGTTGCCCAATACGTTGCCAGTAACATCGCCAGTAACATCGCCGGTTAAGTTGCCCAATACGTTGCCAGTAACATTACCAGTATGCAAACCATTAGTATTACCAGTTACATTACCATTAATATTTCCTGAAACGTTACCTGTGACGCTGCCAAATAAATTACCAGTAACGTTACCTGTAAGATTTCCTGTGACATTGCCTAATAAGTCTGCTTCAATTATGCCGCCGCTGATATCTGGATTTTCTGAGTATTTCCAGCCCTGGGCCGGAGTGCCTGCAACATAGACAAATCCAACACCGGCATCTGCCTTAGTAATAACAAAATCGTCATCTGCACTAAGGATTGAATCTAAAGATAGGTCAAATACAAAGCTATTACCCGGATTAGTGCCACCCAATAAGTCGCCGGTAATCTGTACTCTATCGCCATTTTTGTAACCTACACCTTGAGACACTACAGTAACAGTGGTGTTAGAACCAGTATATGTTTGACCATTGGCAGTTAGTTGAACTATAACTGTTAGCCCTGTTCCAGTGCCTATTATGCTAGACGAGTTTATAATATTAACGGGGGATATAGGCCGGCCCTGAGCTAGTGTCTATCATTATGCGCTGGCCAGCCGATGCTAGGTAATCAATATTTTTAGTAATCCACGGAGATGCGACTGGTGCTATAGCATCAGTTACAAACTTTCTAGTTGCTGCATCTTGATCGCTTACCGGGTCTTGCAGATTAATGATTCTGCTGGTGTTCAATAAATCAACGTTACCTGCGGGATTTAACTGTAAGTTTAACGAACCGCCTGTTGATATTGCAGATCCATTGATTGTAACATCATCAACTGTTAACAATCCAAGTGTACCAATAGTAGTTAATCCGGTTGCTGTAGTTACTGAGCTTGCTAATGTAGTAGCAGACAAAACGTCTACGTTGTTAATTCGATATGCTTTGCCCGCTGCAATATTAAAGTTTTGATTTGATGACCACTGTCCTGCATTACTGCTGGCATAAGTAAGAGTCTTATCGCCAGTTCCTTTTAAAATAATTCCACCACCGTTGGCAGTAGAATCTGTTGGACTAGCTGTGTCGCCTAACACTAGATTGATATCGTCAATTGATATTTCAGTTGAGTTAACCGATGTAATGTTTTCAACCGTTAGGTCACCGTTGATAATAACATCGCCGTCAACTTCTAAAGTTGCTTGGGGATCGTTGTTAAAAATACCTATACGGTTAGTGGCTGCTTTGATAGTTAACGCATCAAAA